GGATTGCCCATTCCTCGGCGCCAGGGATTGGACTGGTTGCCAGAATGTCCTTGATCAGCACGTGGACTTCGTCCGCATCGCCGTCAACGTCAATCCATTTGCCGTGAAGGTGGCCGGAGTTGTAAGCAGCGAGACAGGCTACGTATATGCTCGGGGTGGTCATGGTGTTTCCTCTGTAGTGGTTGCCAACGAAAGAGATAATATTCCTTCAAGGAATAATTGTCAAGGGGTGTTTGTGCCATCTTTTTAAATGAGTCATAATTTGTGCAATGTAAATTCGGAGGTTAGCGTATGGCCCACGCAGGCGGACGACCCAAACAGCCACCAACACCACAGCAGATAGTCGCCATTGGTCAATGGTGCTTGTTAGACCTGTCTATGGCTAATGCGTGCCGACACATGGGATTACATCCCACGCGTATATCTGAATGGATGGAACAGGGGGGAAAGGACGTCAATGACGAGCTGGACACTCCCCACGCGCAGTTTTATCAGTCTTGCCGGAGAAACCAGGCTGAAAATGTATCGGGATTGCTCAGAAGGATAGATTCATGCCCAAAAAACTGGCAGGCTCTCGCATGGAAGCTGGAAAAATGTCTCAAAGAGGAGTTTGGAAACGAGGCAGCAGAGTATAAGGAACTGGTTGAAATGTTTGCTAAACTAAGTCAGGATTTCAAGCAGTTGAAGGCTGGCATGATGCTGCCCGCTCCGGTTCAGGAGACAAGCAAGGATGGCTGAGAAATGGATCAAAAAGGCAATAAAGCACCCAGGCGCGTTACACAAGGAGCTGGGCGTCCCGCAAGGCAAGAAAATCCCGAAGAAAAAGCTCAAGAAAGCTGCGAAGTCAAAGAACCCCAAACTGCGAAAGCGTGCTGTACTGGCCGAAACGCTAAGTGGCCTACGGCACAAGACAAAATGATCCCGATTCACAACATGAAGATGTGAGGTTATCCATGCTAGGAAATATAAATACCTGCCGTCCCCAGCCCGCTATGTGTAGCAATCTGCCCTCAGATGACCGCTATTCCCGTAACCCCAAAGACGACATGAAGGAAGCAGTTGATCTGCTCTGGAAATTCAAGGAAGGCCTGGACAGGCTGCACCCTGACTGCACCACCCTCATGGAAAGACTGCTTGCCCCCCTTCAAAGATATTAAAATTTACCAACCGTAACGGAGTACCACCATGTCAGACCAAGTAGCAGCACCAGCAGCAGCACAGCCAGCAGCACCAGCCGTATCAGCATTGCCAGTCACAGCCGAGCACGTGGACGCCATCAAGAAGGGTCTCACCGGCAGTCTAAACGCCATGTACAACGAGTTTACAAACGCCATCAAGAAGTTTCCGATCAACCCTGGCCTGATGCAGATGGGTTTCTCGCATCTTGATACCGGCCTCATCTGGATTGAGAAGGCTATCAGCCTGATCGAGTCATTACCCCTGTCTGCACCCGTTGAGGCTGCCGCACAGGCCGCTGGCGCCGTTGTGGGCGAAGTGGAGAAGGTTGCCGAGGTTGTGGCACCTGCGCCCGCTGCTGCCCAGCCAGAGGCTCCTGACGCTGCATGAGTCCATTCCCTCACGCCTACTGGCTGAAAGTCCTCGATTTCTTCAGGGGCGATCACCGGAAGGCGTGGGTGTGGTTCAATGAGGCAAATTCACTGCTCGGTGGCCAGAAGCCAATAGACATGATCCGCAAGGGTCGGTCGAAGAAGCTGATGGCCTTCATTGACGGACAACTTCAAGGCTGGCACCCATGATTCCCGAGAGAGTCCAGAATGTGAAGCGCACAGCCGACATGGCTCCCATTGAGCGCCAATTGATCATACGCCTCTACAATTTCCTCAAGGACAAGCGGGAATCTGATTCCTGGTGGAAACACTCAGGGACTTTCGTTTATGATTCGCGGGAATATGAGTTTAGCTGCGAGGTCAGGCTTGACCAGATGATGCTGACCTACCGGAAGCTGCATATTTCCTACAAAACCATTGAGGTTGACATTGCAGAGCTTGAACGGCAGGGGTTACTCAACTGATGGAACAGAAATACAAGCTAGCGGCCAGGGAAGCCGACACCAGTTTGTTCATTCAGCAGGGCAAGAGTCTCAAGGACGCAGAGGTCTGGATCAAGTGCGGCGACCAGCTCGTGTGCGCAACCGTGAGAATCTCTGAGGTCAGGCTGGCATTAAAGAAACTTAAAACCACATAGGAGCGTAGCGTAATGGATTATGACTTTTATGGACTGTGCGATGACCAGGGCGAGAAGTTTAAAAAGCGGCTTGCCTCACTGCAAAAGGCTTTCCTCAAGGAGTACATGTTCGCGCTGAACATCATCAACGATTCCAAGGCCAATGAGATGCGTCAGGAAATCAAGTCTGCCCTGGATGACGCGCTATTTACTGCCATGAACAAGGCAGACGTTGCTTTCAAGGAATGTTCGCACAAGATCATTGGCATCATGGGGCAGCATCTTTGAGACACGTAATTGACATAGCGCAGAAAGGCATAGCCCTTGGCCTGCTGTTCGTGCTGACGCTGAACATGGGAAGGATCAGCACGGACATAATGCGTCAGGCAGAGTACACAAAAGAGATACTGCGCGATCTGGACAGGCTGGCAGACAACGGTGTGAACGTAGTGGACGTGAGGCGGTATGATGAATGAAAAAGAGTTTGAGCGTGGCATGAGGGCAGCCTTTCTCATTGTAAAGCGCCTGATTGACGAATCAAAAAGTATGGATGATTTGCTTGCACTTATGGCTTCTGCACTACGGGCAATCGATGCGGTGATTGAAGAAGCGGAAAGGGTAAATAATGACTGACCAGTGCAAGCATGGCTCAACAGCCCGAAACTGTTATTCCTGTTTCATGGAAGAAACTCACCAGAAATTCTGTGCGCAGGAAAAATGCTGGTGCAAGCAATATTCTGCCTCTGTTAAATCAGTGAGCATGTCAGAGCTGTACGAGGCACTCCAGCCGTTGCGAGACAGACTGGAAAAACTGGAGCGAGTCTCAGGAAAAGAAGTACTGGAAGCATTGACTGGTTTTGAAAAACGGATCGATATGCTGGACAATGCTTTTCGTGAGTTATTACATTCCTGCAACCTGAAAGGCCCGTACCGCTGCCCGCTCTGTGAAGGCTATGGCAGTGTGATGATAAGCAAAGACACAGCAGATGGCCCGCGTCAGCATTATCTGGAAAATTTTGCGTGTAGTGCCTGTAAAGGAAATGGGATTGTGTGGAAATGAAATGGGAATTTATGGGCATACTGGATTTTCCAGAAGGGCTGCAAGTCGTGGCCCAATGTGTAATCAAGGACGGATGGCTTTTCGTGATGGAACATCCAGACCACACGCGAGTATATGCCATGTATCGTGTGTGCCTTGAAACACTTGAAGTAAAGCAGGTCTCAGTCGAGTAATGAAACTTACACCACAATTAAAAACAGAGCTTGACGGCTATTCGTCCCACAAGCTCAAGACACTGTTCCGGTTCTTCCCGTCAGACATCACTACGGGAGAATCAGGGCGGTATATTCAGTCCATAGCCAGAGGGAGATATGACAGTGAAAAAGAAAGCCAGAGTGATACAGAAAGCTCCAAAAGCGGGAAAAGTACGCCGTTCGGCAGCCCGAGCAGCAGCGCAGATAGTTACCGAAGGTGAGCATCGCAAGATATTCAAGAAAGCAATCAACAAGGCCCTGAAAAACTATCTGGCTGCCATTGACGGCATAGTGTGGGGATCATGAAAGCCTTGCTGATCGTGGCAGTTATACTGCTGTCAGGCTGTCAGGCAATCATCGGTGGGCAGCAATACAGGAAAGGCCCTCAGGTCTACACCACACCAGGCAGCCCAGGCGGTGTCAGCTTCTCAAAGTACGAGGTGACGCGCCTATGAAAGCCTTGATCTTTCCATTGCTGGTGCTGTCTACGTGGGCGATTGCTGAGCCTGTCATCCGTGTATCGCAGGGTGATGGCGGCGTGCTGTATAGCCGCATCGAATCAACTCCGTTAAGCGCTGACGAAATAAAGTCTGTCCGCATGAGGGCAACCGCTGACGTGACGGCATCGACAACGAACATCACTGCGACCGTCAACCGTCCCGTAGTCGTCAAGAGCTGGCACACTGCCTGCTTTAGCACGATGTTCACCACCGAGGCAGACTACAGTTTCGTGCTGGACATTGGCGGACAGCAGACTACTGTGAGCGAGCATATTGTCATCCCGAACAGCCAGCGCACCTGCGTGACGAAGGAGCTTTACAAGCAGGTCACATTTCCGACCCGTGGAAATTATGCGTACTCTGCCACCAGCACTGGCACAACACAGATGGCTGGCCGCAAGCAGACGACATCGAACGCTTATATATTTGTGAATTGAGGTAATAATGAGATATAGAAAAAAGCCTTTAGTAATAGAGGCTATTCAGTGGACTGGTGAAAATTTAAGAGAAATTGTTTATAAGTTCCCTAATTGTTTTGGTGGAAGTGTAGTTCATCATCCAGAGGAGCTGTTAATTGAAACCCTCGAAGGGGATGAGATTGTAAGTATTGGAGATTACATAATTCGTGGAATAAAAGGGGAATACTATCCCTGCCGTGAGGATATTTTTAAAGAATCTTATGAGGCCGTAGAATGAAAAAGTATCAAGCAGCAATTCTGTGTCTGATAGCAGGCACCGCAATGGCAAAACCTGTCGTCACTGTTTCACCAAACACCAAGGGCGGCATATCCCGAACCGTGGTAGAAACGTGGAATCTTACGGACGACGAAAAAAAAAATACTGTCATGATGATGAGTCAGATTTCGGCGACAGCGATTGCGCCGACAGTGACGATCAAGAAGGGGAACTGGACAGCACTGAATAGCCAGCACAAGGCATGTTTCTACAATACCTTTGGAACAACAGTGGAAGGCCGGTATATCATCAAGTTTAATGTGGCTGGCAAAGAGGTTAATGCCTTTGACAAGGTTCCTGTTGGCGGTGGTCAGGCTTTCTGTGTGACCCGCTATCTCGAAATATGGGTGAGAGGCGAAAGACCAGGTGCCTCACCTTCTGTGGCTTCCACGCATGTTGAGATGGACGGTAACGCCACCGACAATGAAGGGCATGGAACGATTACGATACGATGACATGGAAAAAAGTTTTTGAAAAAGTACAGGATGATTGCAGAGACCTGACGCATAGACTGGAAGTCGAAGGCGGTTATTTGTACCGGAATATAATCGCCTTTCCAGAGTCAGGGCCAATCGTCACTATGGCTTTCGTGAAATTGCCAGACAAATGTGAATATCATAAACAGCACAGATTATACGTCTGTGCTGAATGCTTTGAAGAAAGCAGGAAAAGACAGGACGCGCCAGTAGACACAGGGGAGTGAGTCATGAAGTTTCAATGGGAAAGAATTGATTATCGTGAAAGGGAAATGATCAGAACGTGGAGAGCAAAGGTTCCGGGCGGCTGGGTGCTGAGAGCGGAATCATGGTGGGACACAACTGAGGATAGCGAAGCAGAAGGAAATTTCAGCCAGTCTGAATCGATGGTATTTATTCCTGACGCAAAACAAGACTGGAATGTAAACGATTAACGGCAATCGCGGCGTGGACAGTGACACGCACGCCACGACTCCAGCGGACAACCGGTCACGAAAGTGGTATCGGGAGTTTGATTGTCTAGCAGGTGCAATTCCTGCCGATTGCCAAAGGTATGCTACAGGTTCAAAACAGGTTCGGATTGAACCTATTACTTCATGGAGGAAGTATGGACGACAACATCAACCATCCAAAGCACTACAACGCCAGCCCAGCAAAATGTATCTGTGGAAGACGCATTGAGTGTATCGACGTAACCCAGCACATGAATTTCAATCTCGGCAACGCGCTGAAGTATATCTGGCGGTCAGAGCATAAGGGCGGTCTTGAGGACTTGCAGAAGGCGATCTGGTATCTGAAGAACGAGATCAGCCGGATCGAACCGCGCTTGCAGACTGATCAGCTATCAATGCCGTTCATTCAGGATCGCCACACGCGCCCTTGCTCATGAACTGGCCCGAGAACCTCATTGCGATTGTTGTCTTTTATAACAAATCGCAGGGGCCATCGCAGCGGCTGGCGTTCAGTACAGAATTTAGGCACTGCAACTGCATCACCTTCGATGGCGATGACTGGATCATGACCGAGTTCCTGCCAAGCGGGCTTTTGACCCGACGGATAGGCTGCCCTGACGGCGCCCGTCTGGTGGACAGGCTCAGGATCATTCCAGAGGCAACCGCCATCGTGTCCCTGAGCATTGACCCTCGCGCCAGGGTAAAATGGTTCCCGTGGTGGGCACGATCCTGCAATGAGGTGGTCAGATATATGACAGGCGTGGACACGGGCTTCACATTCAACCCTGTCAGTCTTTATCAAAAATTGATAAAATTCGATGGTAAAAGAAATTTCCATATTCTTTCCCATTGGAGAAGGTCAATTGAAGAAAAGCAAAATCTGTCAGATAGAAGGCTGCGAGAAGAAGTCATGGAAAGCAAAGATATGTCCGATGCACTTTGCGAGAATGAAAAGAACGGGATCGTATGAATTAGAGACCGTGCAATCACGTTTTGAAGCAAAATTTGTTAAGGAAGAATCGGGATGTTGGCGATGGATCGCCGGAATGAGAAACAAGCGTTACCCATATGGGAATATCGTCCATAAACGAAAAACTTATTTTGCGCATCGGTTTGCTTATGAGTTGTATATTGGAAAGATTCCAGAAGGGATGCTGGTCTGTCATCATTGTGACAATCCATCATGTGTAAATCCTGACCACTTATTTTTGGGTACCGTTAAAGACAATACAGCAGACATGCTGAAGAAAGGACGACAGGTTAAAGCCAAGGCATATGGGAGGCTGCTAACCTGTACAAAAAACTGTTAAAGTACGATCAAAGGCGGAACTGGATTGTTCTGTCTCACTGGAGGCTCAAGGATGGGCGGGAACGACGATTACAGTCAGCAACTCGACGACCAGAATCGCCTGCAAATGCAGGAGATCGAACGCAAGAAACAATCCCTCTTTCAGACACGACTTGACATCATCAAGGGTCAAGGGCAGCAGTCATGGACGCCGCGCCCCCTGCAAGGCTCTCCGCAAGACACGGAGCGGCCTCCCCTTTCGCGTCGTGGCAAGACCGCAGCAGCGGAACGGGCAGCATGGGATCGGGCACATCAAGGACGATGATATATGGCCTCAGTGGAACAGTTGACGGCGCTTAACCGGCGTTTTTGGGAAGCGCGGCAGTACAAGGACAGGTGGCTTGCTCTGTACAAGGAGCTGTACTTCTATGTCATTCCTGATCGTGACGCCTTTAATGTCAAGTTTAACTATCGTGATGATGGCAAACCCGTTACCCAGCAGATATGGGACAACACCGCCATGCTGGCTGCGTACCAGCGGGCCAACGACCTCCACGGACTTCTGCTACCAAAGGATCGAGTGTGGGGCAAACTGGTGCTTGATCCTCACCTTTATAGCAAGGAAATGATTGAGAACGCGCAAGTCGTAATGGATGAAGTAAATGATCGAATCTTTTTTTACCTCAATGAGTCTAATCTTAGCCGCGTGGTCAGCAGCAGTAATCTTGATCTTGTGGGCGGAACGGGTGTTATTTGGGTGGAGACTGTTAGTGATGATGTCCCTCTCTATTTTCGCAGCGTTCCTGCTGTGGCTACTTACATTGAATACTCCACCGACGACGTGATCAACACGTGCTGGTTTTCACAGAAGATGACCGCACGCTCTATCCTCGACAACTTCCCGAAGTACAACGGCAAGCTGCGCATGACACTCCTGGAAGAACCGGACGAAGTCTTTACGGTGAACTATGGACAGATCAAGTATGACGACGATTCGTTTTACATTTATGCGACGCTGGATGACGACCCTCAAGCGCTTCTTTTCGAGAGACCCAGCAATTACCCCCAGATCATCATATATCGTGACAGGGTGCGACCTGGAGAGGCCGAGGGACGGGGAATAGGCGTGGACATGCTGCCGACCATCCGTGACATCAACCTCATGACGATGTACTCACGGCAGAATATGGCGTTCAAGGCCAACCCTCCCATGTTCTACGACACCGGCAGTTACTTCAACCCGAACAGTATCAGGCAGTGGTCAGGGGCCATGATCGCCCGTAACCCGCAGGGCCGGAACCCTCTGGAAGCCCTACAGATGCCGGTCTACCCCGAAGTACACGAACAGATCGTCCACTTGCAGGAAGTGATCCAGAGGGGCTTTCAGGTCGATCCCCTCGGTGAGATACAGACGCCCGTGCGGAGCGCGACCGAGGTCTCGATCCGTGAGAACCGTGCGCAGCGCACCAGCGCGACTGACATCAGCCGCCTGATCAACGAGCTGCCCAAGCAGATATTCGATGTGGCTGCAAAAATATTGAACAAAAGGGGCCTGTTACTGCGAAGTCGTCAACAGATTCCAGGCTTCTCGACCCGAAAGCTCAAGTTCGATTACGTCAGCCCGCTGTACGACTTGCAGAACCAGCAAGACCTGAACCACCTGATCACCAACCTGCAAATCAAGCAGCAGTTCTATGGCGAGGGTGCGGCACTTGCGTCCACCAAGCTAAATAGGGTAAACAAGTTCCTAACGGACAAATTAAATCTGCCGAGTGATCTCTTTGCCACGGATGATGAGATTCAACAGTTCATGCAGAAAATGGGCGAAGCGCAACAGAACCAGCAGTTGCCAGCACCTTCCCCAGCTACGGCAGCGGGCGCTGTCAAGTTTCCCCAAAACCCTGGAATTACCATCTGATGCCACGCACTGACTGCGAGGACTGTCATGGTTCAGGGGAAATTGAATGTGAGTCCATAGTGTTTGGAAGGATGTATTTTGACAAGGAAGTAGGGCACGTAGTCACGCCAATGACCGGTCTTGGAGACTGGCACATGGCACAGTGTCCCTGTGTCGGAGAGGAAGATGATTGAGGAAATGCTGCAAGCAGGAAGCATCACGCCAACGCAGTACAAGATGTACCTGCTGTTTCACTGCAACGAGTTAGGGCGCCAATTTTTCATGGAACAGATGGAATCGACATTCTTGGATGAACCCGAAGTGCATGATGCCAGCGGGGTCGCGTTTGCGCTCTATGATGGGAGACGTGCGGTGTGGAGGGAAATACACCGCGCCCTTACTGATGTGAAAAAGAAAATGCAAAAACTGGAGGGAAAATAAATGTCGGAAGATACACAGGACGTGAAACTATATGCCGGAAAATTCAAGACAGTCGAGGATCTGGAAAAGGGTTACAACAACTCCCTGCCAGTCCTGCAAGAGAACGAACAGTTAAAGGCAAAGCTCGAAGAAGCCATGCGCGTGCCGGACGCCTACCAGCACCCGTCAGATGTCGAGCTTGACCAGAACCGTCTGACAGCCATACAGCAGCGTGCCAAGGAAGCAGGCATGACGCAGGCGCAGTACGAGAAATACATCCGGTTCGAGAAGGGTGCCATCGAGCGCAGCCAGCAGGGCT